GGGGCGCGAAGCGCGTAGGTTTTGCGTGGGTAAACTTTGATAGAAGCCTAAACATGGCGGGCTAAACAATAGCCGGGACGTTTAGGCGAGGGAGCAACTGCCCTGAAGCGGGGCCGATGGAGCCATGAACCAGCTGAGCGCAACCGAGCTTGCACAACGCCTGAACGTTTCGAAGGGACGGGTCAGCCAGTATGTGGCTGAAGGCAAGCTGGACGGATGCTTTGAGGGGGATGGCCGGTCGCGGCGGTTTGACCTGGTCAAGGTCGCCGATCGTCTTGGGAAGGTCCTCGACAAAGGCCAGATGCTTGGCAACGGGATCGACACCCGCCGCGCACTTCGCAGCATCGAGGCCGATGATGGCGCACCCAAAGCCGCGCCAGCGCAGAAGCGCCGGGACGGTCGGTTGGACGATGCGGACCCGGACGAGCTTGAGTTGATCAAGATCGCAAAGGAGAACGAACAGCTTCGACGGTTGCGCCGCGAGAATGCTGTCGCCGACGGGGCCTATGTCCTGGCCGAAGTGGCGCAGCGGGAAATGGTCCGGCTTGTCGCCCAGGAAGTGGCGGAGGTCGATACCGTGCTGCGCGATGCGGCGCGGAACATCGCCGACAAGCTTGGGGTCGATTTCCGCACGGCGCGGAAGATCCTGACCGATACCTGGCGCGAACACCGGGCCGGACGGGTAGAAAAGCTGACCGAAGCTGCCGCGCAGCTGGAGATGACCGAGGCCGAGAAGGCGGCCGATATCTGAGATGGGTTTCCTGACCTCGGCCGAGGCGGTGCTGACTGCGGCACTTGCCCAGGCTATCGCGCCGCCGCCGCCATTCGATATGACAGAGTGGTGCGAGGCGAATATCGTCTTTGACGAACGCTCACCGATGCCGGGTCCGTTTCGCACCTCGCGGTTCCCGTTCATCCGGGAAATTCACGAGGTCCTGTCGCCGGATCATCCGTCTCGGGAGGTCACCGTGCGCGGGTCGGCCCAGTGGGGCAAGACGGTTTCGATCATCCAGCCGACTGTTGCGGCCTGGCACGAGTACATGCCGCTCGATTCGCTGGTGGTTCACCCGACGCAGTCGGCTGCGACAGAGTGGGTGGACAACAAGTGGCTGCCGATGCGGCGGCAGACGCCCGCGCTGCGCGCAATCTTCGGCGATGGCCGGGGGGACAACAAGGACGCGAAGTTCAACCAGGAAACGCTGGCGCGGAACGGGTCGCTGAAGGTTGCGTCGGCCGGATCGCCGGCCGACCTGACCGGCACGACACGACGGCTTGTCATCCTCGATGACCTGTCGAAATACGAACAGACCGACAAGGGCGACCCGGAGGCGCTGGCGCTGAGCCGGGCGGAAGGGTTCGAGGATGCGAAGATCCTGCGGGTCTCAACCCCGCTGATCCGCGGCACCTGCCGAATCTCGAAGTCCTTCGAGCGGTCGGATCAGCGGTTCTACCATGTGCCATGCCCGCATTGCGGAAACATGGCGCCGCTGACCTGGGAGAACTTCCGGGCCTCGATCGACCCGGAGCGCCTGCATGCCGCGCATTTCACCTGCGAGGCCTGTGGCTGCGCGATTCATCACGGCGACAAGGAAAGGATCGTCGGTCTTGGAAATTGGGTTGCCCGCAACCCGCGCGGGGATCATCCGGGGTTCCATCTGTGGCGCGCCTATGCGCCGCAACGGGACTGGGCATCCATCGCGGTCGCCTATGCGCAGGTCATGGGGTGGACCAGGCTTGAGACCAGTTCCGAGACTGCGGATGCGATATCGTCGCAGGTCGAGGCCGAGACGGAACAGGTGTTCTGGAACGATATCCTCGGCCTGCCCTACGAACAGGCAAGCCGGGGGCCAGACTGGGAGAAGCTGCGCGACAGGACGGAAAACAACTCGGAGGCTGAGACCCTGCCGCCGGGCATCCTGCCCGCCGAGGCCTTCATCCTGACGGCTGGCGTGGACTGTCAGGATAACCGGATGGAGTTCCAGCTGGTGGCGTTCGGGCAGAACCTGAAGCGCCGCGTGATCCAGTACCGTGTGATCCCGCATCATATCGGGACGGAAGAGGGCAGAAAGGCGCTTGATGCGCTTCTGAAGGAGACTTGGCGCACCGAGTTGGGCCGCCGCATCCAGATCGACATGATGGCGATAGACGTCGGCACCTATACCGAGGACGTCTGGTCATTCGCGAAGCGATACCCATGGCACCGGGTTATTCTGGTCAAGGGCGCCTCGACCCAGAATGGCCCGGTCATGGCGCCGATGAAGTTCGAGCGCCGAAAGGATGGGCAGGCGAAGCGGGCGCAGAAACGCGCCTTCATGCTGAACGTGAGCCAGATGAAGGCAGATTTCTATGCCTGGCTGGCCAAGGACGATCCGATCGAGCGCGGATATGTGAGTTTCGCGCGGGGTCTGGAGGCTGACGGTTCGACGGATGAATATTACCGAATGCTCACCGCCGAGGTTCGGGTCCTTAAGCGAAGCCGATCCGGCGTCGTCGTGAGTTCGTGGGATCTGGTAGAGCCAACCCGTCGAAACGAGGCGCTGGACACGATGCTTTATGCCGAAGCGGCTGCGCGACGGAAAGGCTGGGCGTCAATGACCGATGCGCAGTGGTCGGCCATAGCGGATGAGCGGGCATCACCGCCCGAAGAGGCGCAGTCGGACCTTTTCGACAGCGCCGTCGCGATGGCTGCGCCGGAAGATGCCAAGGGCGAGAAAAAGACGGAACAGGAACCGAAATCGGCCCGATCAGGCTGGTTCGGGCAGCGCAATGGCGCGAAAGGAAAGTGGCTTTAGATGAGTTTCAGTCAGACAGAACTCGATGCGCTGAAGGCCGCGTACGCCAGCGGTGTGACCGAGGTTCGGTATGACGGGAAGGTGACGGTTTACGACAGCGGCGCCGCGCTTCTGGCGCGGATCAGGGTCATCGAGGCGGAGATTGCCCGCGCCACGTCGGGCAGGAAGGCGCCCATCGTCGGCCTTGCGAGCTTTCGGAGGGGCTGAGCATGTCGGATCAGGTCCGCTGGGGCTTCATCGAAACCATTCTTGCCCCGTTCTCGCCGAGGGCGGCGCGCAACCGCTACCTGGAGCGCGTCGCGATCGCCAACCTGCGACGGTCCTATGACGGCGCGTCCAAGGGGCGCGGCACGCAAGGCTGGCGCACCGCCGGGACGTCGGCTGATGCCGAGATATCGGCCGCGGGATCGCTGTTGCGCGACCGGATGCGCGATCTGGTGCGGAACGATCCGCTGGCGGCGCAGGCGGTGCAGGTTCTGGTCAACAACATCGTAGGTCCTGGTATCCGGCCGCGCGCCAAGGGCAAGAACAAGAAACTGAACAAGCAGGTCGATGCCCTTTGGGCGCAGTTTTCGGCCGGGTGCGACTGGCATGGTCATACCGACTTCCACGGCCTGACAGCGCTGGCCGTGCGCGAGATGATCGAGGGCGGCGAGGTTCTTGCAATACAGCGCTTCCAGCGCCGGGGAAACGGACGTTCCGTCCCGCTGAAGATCGAGCTGCGCGAGGGCGATCACCTGGACGATGCGAAGGTGAGCTTTACCGCGAACGGGCCGCGCGTCGAGCAGGGTATCGAATACGATGCCGAAGGGCGCCGGGTCGCCTACTGGATGTTCCCAGATCATCCGGGCGGGACCTCGCGGGCCTTCGCGCGTCGCATGACATCGGAGCGGGTTCCGGCCGATCGGGTGGCGCATTTGTTCGAACGTCAGCGCGTTCAAAGCCGCGGGGTCCCGTGGGGCGTCGCGGCCATGCGCGGTTTGCGCGATTTTGGCGACTGGCATTCGGCGGAGCTGGTCCGCAAGAAGACCGAGGCCTGTCTGGTCGGCATCGTCATCGCCGATGACTTCGAGGCGGGTGGCGTTGGTGCAGCACAGGTCAGCACCGGCGGCACAGACCCATATCTGCGCGACGCCAGTGGCGTCCAGGTCGAAAGCTTCGAGCCGGGCATGTTTGCCTATTCGAACGGGGCGCGCGACGTGAAGTTCAGCCAGCCCGGATCGACGGCGAACGTTCAGGAGTGGAGCCGGACGCAGATGCAGATCATCGCGGCCGGGTTCAGGGTGCCCTATGCGCTGATGACAGGCGATCTGAGCCAGGCGAATTTCTCGTCGAACCGTGCTGGCCTGAACGAGTTCCGGCGGATGGTCGATCAGCTGCAATGGCAATGCGTGATCCCGATGTTCTGCCAACCGATCTGGGACTGGTTCATCCAGGCCTGCAATGTGCAGGGACTGATCGACGTAGCAGAGGTGCCGGTCGAATGGGCCCCGCCGCGCTTTGAATCGGTCAACCCGAAACAGGATGCCGAAGCCGACATTGCCGAGGTCCGCGCGGGCTTTGCCACCCGGTCGCAGAAGATCGCCGCGCGCGGATACGACCCGCAGGAAGTGCTGGATGAATGGGCCAGCGATGCGAAAGCGGCCGATGCCGTATCGCTGGTCTTCGACAGCGACCCGCGCCGCGTCGCGAAGGCCGGTACGTCGCAGGTCGATAGCAGTGTGGCCGGTCAGGCCGGAGACAGCACAGCCGGTCAGGCTGGCGCGCAAACGGAGTAACGAAGATGCCGAAAGACATGCTTGAGCTGCCCCTGATCGGGCGGCGGGCTGACGTATTGCCCGACACCATCGATGCCGAGGCGCGCGAGGTCGATATCGTCTGGACGACCGGGGCCATCGTCCAGCGCGCGCGCTGGGAGGGCTGGGACGACCGGATCGAGTATGACGAGGAACTGGTCGTTACCGAGGATGCGGTCCGCCTCGATCGTCTGAATGGCGGTGCGCCGTTTCTGGATTCGCATCGGTCATGGGGGCTGGAATCCGTGATCGGTTCCGTCGTCGAGGGATCGGTGCGGATCGAAGGTGGTCAGGGCATGGCCCGTATCCGGCTGACATCCGCAGAGGATGCGAAGGACATCGTCCACCGCATCCTTGAAAAGACGGTTCGCCACGTTTCCGTGGGCTACCGGGTCCACAAGTACGAGATCACCAAGAAAGACGGCGAGCGCGAGCTTTGGCGCGCCGTCGACTGGGAACCCTTCGAGATTTCGGCGGTCGCGATGCCCGCCGATGCGGGCGCGCATATCCGTTCTGCCGACAAGGCCGGACGTCCGGTCGCGCTCAATCCCTGCGTCCTGGTCCGGCAGGACGATAGCGCCGCAGCCGCGGCTTCCACGAGAGGAACCACCATGAGTGACGAAAAGAAAGCGGCGGTCGGCGCTGAAACCGATCCGAAACCCGCGGTGATCGAGGTCCGCGATATGCGGGAGCCGGTCAAGACCAGTGCGGCCGACACCAGGGCCGCCGTCGAAGCGGAGCGCCAGCGCGGCGCGACCATCAACACGCTGGTGCGCCAGCATGGCCTTGATGCCGCGTTCGCTGACACGCTGATCGCGGATGGTGTGTCGCTGGACGAGGCCCGTTCGGCGATCCTCGACAAGCTGGCCGAGCGTGCGCCGAAACCGGGCCAGTCCGAGATCACGCCCGCCCAGGCGAAGGGCGACGGGGCGCGCGAGATCGGTTATCGCGATGCGATGGGCAATGCCCTGATGCACCGCCACAACCCCGGCCTTGTGAAGTTGGACGACGATGCGCGCGAGTTCCGCGGCATGTCCCTGATCGATCTGGCGCGCGATGCGCTGGAACGGCGTGGCATGTCCACCCGTGGCATGTCGCGGATGGAACTGGCTGGCGCGGCGTTCCAGATGCGGTCGGCTGGCTACCACAGCACGTCCGACTTCACGGCAATCCTCGCGAATGTCGCGAACAAGACGCTGCGGATGGCCTATGACGCCACCCCCCGCACCTTCACCGCCTGGGCGCGCCGCGCGACCATCGCCGATTTCAAGCCGGTGCAGCGCACGCAACTCGGTGGCGCGCCGGATCTTCTGAAGGTGAACGAGGGCGGCGAGTTCAAGTATGGCACCATGGGCGAAAGCAAGGAAACCTACCAGCTTGCAGCCTATGGCCGGATCATGGCGCTGACCCGTCAGACCCTGATCAACGACGACCTGGATGCCTTTACCCGCATCCCGGCTGCCTTCGGTGCCTCGGCTGCCGATCTGGAATCGGATATGGTCTATGCCCTGCTGACCGGTGCGGTGACCATGTCGGACGGCAACGCGCTGTTCCACGCGAGCCATGGCAACCTTCTGACGGGGTCCGCCATCGACGAGACGAACCTTGCCGCCGCCTACAAGGCCTTTGGCAAGCAGAAAGGCATCGAGGGGCGCCAGATCTCGATCCAGCCGTCCTATATCATCACCCCGCCGGGGTCGCGGTCGGTCGAAGCGCGCAAGCAAGTGACCGCGACGACGCCGAATTCGACGGCGGACGTCAACACCTTCGCCGGTCGCCTGACGCCGATCGAGGAGCCGCGCCTGATCCCGGCATCGGGCAACGATCCGTGGTTCCTGGCTGCCGATCCAAACCGCATCGATACGGTGGAATACGCCTATCTGGACGGTCAGGACGGCGTCTACACGGAGACCCGTGCGGGCTTCGAGGTCGACGGCATGGAGATCAAGGCGCGGCATGACTTCGCCGCCGCCGCGATCGACTGGCGTGGCCTTGCCAAGAACCCCGGCGCGTAACCTGCGCGCCTGACATGATGGCGCGCCCGGTCGGGGCGCGCCGCAACCCTTTCTGAGATCGCGGGAGCATCCCATGAAAAACTTCGTTCAAGATGGTGAAACCCTCACCCTGACCGCGCCCTATGCCGTCACGTCCGGCCTCGGCGCGCTGGTCGGTTCGATCTTCGGTGTCGCCGTTGGCGATGTCGCCAACGGTGCCGAAGGTGAGTTCAAGGTCGAAGGCGTGTTCGATCTGGTCAAAGCCGCGTCGCAGGCCTGGACAGTCGGCGCCAAGGTCTACTGGGACAATACCAACAAGGTCTGCACGACCACCGCGTCAGGCAATACGCTGATTGGCGTTGCCGTCGTGGCGGTCGGGTCCGGCGCTGGCGAAACGATCGGGCGCGTGCGCCTGAACGGCAGCTTCTGACACGGACTGACCGAATGACCGCCTTTTCCACCGCCATCGACAGGATCTTTGCCGATCCGAACATGGCGGTGGATGCTGTCTGGAAATCGCGCGGGGTGGGTGCGGCGGTTGCCTGTCGCCTGATCCTGAAACGGCCGGACGATTTTCGCGATTTCGGCGGCGCGCAGGTCGTGTCGTCGACCGTCATCGCCGATGTGCGCGTCTCGGACATCGCCGCGCCGGTCAAGGGCGACCGGATCGAGATCGGTTCGGACTGGTACGATATCAGCGCCAAGCCGACGCGCGACCGCGAGCGGCTGGTCTGGACTATGGAGATGCTGCCTAGATGATTCCGTTTTATGTTAAGATCGAAGGCCGTCTCGATGAGATGATGATGCGTGAGGCGCAAGCCGGTGAGCGGGCTGTGTCTTCGGCGATGCGTGACGCCGGGTCGCGACTGAAGACCATATGGCGCAGCGACATTACGGGCGCGGGGCTTGGGACTCGGCTGGCCAATACCGTGCGGTCCAGGGTCTATCCGCAATCGCAGCCAAGCCTGAACGCCGCGGCGCTGGTCTTCACCAAGGCGCCGCAGATCGTCGGCGCACACGAGACCGGCCCGCTGATCCGGTCGTCGTCAGGAAACTGGCTGGCGATCCCGACAGAGGCCGCCGGGAAAGGGTATCACGGCGGCCGGGTTACGCCGGGCGAATGGCAATTCAGAACCGGCATCCGCCTGCGCTTCGTGCAGCGGAGCGGGCGGACGGCCCTTCTTGTCGCGGACGATGCGAGGGTCAGCTCGCGTGGACTGGCCAGGAAGAAGCGCGGCAAGCGTCGTCGCGATGGCATTCTGACGGGTGCCGCGACGGTTCCGATTTTTATCCTGGTTCCGCAGGTCCAGCTGCGCAAGCGGTTGAACCTTTTGAATGATGCCCGTGCCGTTCACGCCTCCGTTCCGGGGCAGATCGTGGCGCGGTGGCAAGGATTGGCCGCAAGATGACGACGAAGCGGGAGCAGATTCTGACCGCGCTTTTCACGGCGCTTGAGGGCGTTGCGGTCAAGCTGCGGTGGGCCGATGCGGTTCGAAATGAGGCAATGCCTGTCGATGTACCGGAAAACGGTCTGCTGATCCTTCGCGATGGCGCCCCCGGAGAGCCGGAAGTCACGCTGTCACCGCTGACCTACAGCTGGCAGCATCGGGCCGAGATCGAGCTTTATGCGCAGTCTGCGCGCCGCGACGAGGATGCCGTCTTTGATGCCGCCGCTGCGGCGATCGGTACGGCGCTTTCGTCAGATCGGACGCTGGGCGGGCTTTGCGACTGGGTCGAGCCGATGCCCCCTGATCCGCAGGTCATTCCGGTGCAGGGCGGCGCGCCGATCAAGGCCGCCGTCATCCCGGTCATTCTTTACTACGACACCACAGACCCCCTGAGCTGAGGAGAAACACATGGCACGCGCACAGGGCGCGCGGGCGCAGTTGGCGCTTGCGTATGAATCCACCTATGGCACCGCGCCCGGCAGCGGCTATACCAAGATGCCGTTCGCGAGCGAGACGCTGAGTTCCGAACAGCCGCTCGTGGACAGCGAGCTTCTGGGCTATGGCCGCGACCCGCTGGCACCGATCAAGGATGCGATCACCGCCGATGGCGATATCGTCATCCCGGTCGATGTCGATGGCATCGGCTTCTGGCTGAAGGCGGCGTTCGGCGCGGCAACGGTGACCGGCACCACCCCGAAGACGCACACCTTCAAGTCTGGCGGGGTTTCTATCCCCTCGATGGCGATCGAGATCGGCAACCCGGAGGTGCCGAACTATTCGATGTTCACCGGCGTCATGCTGGACAAGCTGGCGTTCCGCATGGAGCGGAGCGGCAACCTGACGGCGACGGCAAGCCTTGTAGCGCAGGGGGAAACGCCCGCGACGACTGCGCAGTCCGGCACGCTGGCCGCGTTGGCGCAGTTGAAGCGGTTCGGGCACTTTCAGGGGTCCATCAAGCGCAACGGTTCCGCCCTTGCCAACATCATCTCTGCCGATTTCACCTATGCCAACAATCTCGACCGGGTCGAGACCATCCGGGCAGACGGCAAGATCGACGGCGCGGACCCGACGATCGCGGCGATGACGGGAAGCATGGTGGCGCGGTTTGCGGATACGACGCTGCGCGATCAGGCGATTGCCGGGACCAGCTGTTCGCTGGAATTTTCCTGGGTCATCAGCGCCAACGAGAGCCTGACGATTACGGTTCACGAGGTCTATCTGCCCGTCCCGCGCCGGGAAATTCCCGGCCCGCAGGGCATTCAGGCCACGATCAACTGGCAGGCCGCGCTGAATGCCGCTGCCGGGTGCATGGTGACGGCCGTGTTGAAAAACGCGGTGGCGAGCTACTGATGCTGATCCTGACCCTTAAGCGCGATCCTGAATGGATCGACACGGTGGCGGGCGTCCGGCTTCTTTGCCGTCCGCTGTCCAGCGCCATGATGCTGGCGATCCGGTCGGACCTTGCCGGATCTGATGTGGCGTCAGACGATGTCGAGGGCATGCAGGCCGCGTTCACGATTGCCGTCGCCAAGCGGTCCATTATCGATTGGGACGGTGTCGGCGATGGCGATGGAAACCCGATAGAGGTTACCCCCGAGGGCATCGCCGCCCTGATGGACCTGCACAAGATCTTTGAGGCCTTCACCGAAAAGGTCGTGAATCCCTATCTTCTGGTGCAATCGGAAAAAAACGCATCTGCGCCCTCGCTGAATGGCACTTCGGCGGCGGCGGGGAATATTGCGACGCCTGCGACGGCGTCTGCGACGAGTGCCCAGGACAACTGAACAAGCCGCGCACCCACGAAGGGTGGCAGATCTGGGACCTGACACTTCGCCTCGGGGGGCAGGTCCGCGTTGCAGGTGGCGGGTTTTCACCCGGATCCTGCATCGGGTGGGACATGACGGCTGCGCTGAACCTCGGCGCAGCCCTGCATATCGATCCGGCGCTTATCGCCGAGATCATTCCGGCGGTGGAGCGCACCGTCATGGCTGAACTGAACAAACCGAAGGGTTGAGATGGCCGAAAGGAACGTATCCGTTCGCATCCAGGCGATCGGTGGCGAGAAAGTGCGCGCGGAATTTGCCCAGATCGGGCGGACCGGGACGCAATCCCTGCAAAGCATCGAAAAATCCAGCAAGTCGATGCGTTTTGGCGTTCAGAACGCTGCCTTTCAGGTGCAGGACTTCTTCGTCCAGGTCAGCGGCGGGACCTCCGCTACGCGCGCACTGGCGCAGCAGCTGCCGCAGCTGTTGGGCAGCTTCGGCCTCTTCGGGGCGCTGGCAGGCACGGCCGTCGCCGCACTGGTGCCACTGTTCGCATCATTCTTCGACGGAAAAGAGAAGGCCGAAGACCTGTCCAAGACGCTGGACCGGATGGAGAAGTCCGCCGGTGCCGCGACGGAATCGCTGAAGCAGTCGCGGGTGCCGCTGGCTGAGTTGCGCAAGGAATACGGCGATCTTGCCGATGAGATCGAGCGCATGCGCAAGGCGGGCGCCGATCTGGATCGGTCGCGGGCGGGAAAGGATGTGACGTCGTCAGTCGGCGGCATTGCTTCGCAGATTGTCGGAACTGACCTAAGCCCGAAAAGTCGCGGAGCCTTTGCCGAAATCGATGGCGATATTGCCGGGCTGATCGAAAAGACCGAGATCCTGCGCGACAGCCTGGCGGATGTCAGGCCCTTGTCGCCTGAAGAAGCCGGGATCACGGCGCAGATCAGGGCCAACCAGGAGCTTATCGACGTCCTGACGGATGGCGGCCATGTCATCGACGACATGGCGGACAAGTACCGTCTTTCCGCTGATGAGGCAGTGCGGGTTCTGGAGGCGACCCTGTCCCTGCGCGATGCAGATGGTCCGAAGGCGCAGGCCGTCGCGGCGGATGAGCTTCTGAACGTGCTGATCGACGTCTATGGATCGGTCGAAGATATCGAATCTGTGCTTCCCGGCATCGTCGATGACTTGCGTCGTTCCGCAGATACGGCAGCCGGTCTGGCGACGGAACTCGGGTTCTCGGCAGATGAAGCCGCCCGTCTGGCCGATGCCATCGATCGGGGCGCAAGAAATCGGGGGCTTCTCGCGCCGGGGGCGTCCTTGCGGGCGCTTGACGACGAGCGCGGATCGCAGGCGGATGGCCTTCGCGATCTGGCCGTCTGGCGATCGGGGCAGATTCTGGAATCGATGGGTCTCAATCCCGATGGCAGCCCCAAAAGGACAAGCGGTCGGCGCGGCGGTGGTGGCGGTGCGGGTCAACGTGCGGGCTTGAACGAGGCCAAACGGCTGTTCGAGGAAACCCGCACCTCGGCCGAGAAATATGCGATCGAGGTCGAGCGCGTGAACGAGCTGCACAAGAAGTTCGGGTCGATCGTCACCGATGAGGTGGCCGATCGCGCCCTGAAGAAGCTGGAAGAAGAGTTCAAGGGCGCTTCCGATGCGGCAAAGCAGGCCGCGCAGGCCATTCGCGGCGCGTTCGACAATCTCTTCGACGATCCGATTGCCGCGCTGAAAGACCTCGGCAAGCAGCTTCTGCAAATGGCGCTTTATCAGCAGTTGGCCCTGTCCTTCCCGAAGGCATTCGGGGCCGGGGGCGTGATTCCGCTAGTGTCCTTCGCGGGCGGCGGCTACACCGGCGGCACGGCCCGTTCCGGTGGTCTCGACGGGATGGGCGGTTTCCTTGCGATGCTGCACCCGCAGGAGACGGTGACAGACCACACGAAGGGTGGCGGTGGAGGTGGCGGTACGACGGTGCAGGTCATCAACCAGACTGGCCAGCCTGCCCGAACCGAGACAACCAAGGGACCGGACGGGCGTGATCTGGTGCGCGTCATGGTCGGCGACGAGATTGCGCGCGGGGGCTTCGACAAGCCGATGAAGGGCCGCTTTGGCGCTGCCCCCTATGCGGTGAAACGCTGATGGCAAGCTATCCGTCATGGCCTGCCAGCCTGCCGCAGACGCCGCGCCGTGGGGCATGGACGGGCGGTGCGCAAGAGGCGCGCGCGATATTCCAGCCCGAGGTCGGCCCGCCGATGGTGCGCCGTCGGACGACGGCCGACACATACCTGTTCGATGCGTCCTTTCCGAACCTTTCGACGGCGCAGCGCGCTGCTTTCGAAAGCTTTTGGGTCGATGATCTTCGCGGCGGGTCACTGCCTTTCGTGATGCGCGATCCCGTGACACAGACGGCGGCGCGCTGGATGATCTCCGGCGGCGGCGCGGCCCCCTTCACGCTGACGGCAAAGGGGGCCGGATGGCACGATCTGTCGATGCGGCTGGTCCGCCTTCCTGGCGCGACATGGTTCGCGGATTACCTGCCGGCCGGGTCGCTGCTGGTGCCGGATCTTGTGCTTGATTTCGCATCGCAGGTCTATGGCGCTGGCGGTGTGCGCAAGACCTTTGCCGATCTGGTGACCTTCGCGCGCGCCGGATCGGCAAGCTATGTCGATGCCAATGGGGTGACGCAAAGCGCCGGTACGGATGTGCCGCGCTTCGATCATGACCCATCGACCCATGCGCCGCTGGGTCTGCTGATGGACGATACCGACGGCGACAGTGCCGCGATCGGCGCGGCGACTTGGCCAGATGGCCTTTTTTCCTCCGCCGGGACCATTCTGTTCGTTTGCCGATCCAACCAGGTCGGCAGCGTCGGATACAATAACGCCTTCGCCGTGACGGGCGCGGCGACGAGCGACCGGGTCGATTTTATCATCCGGTCGGCGGCCAGCGCCTTCCGTGTGGTGGACGATGGCGTTGCCGGTGCATCGCTCGATTTCGGGGCCTACAGCGTCGGTACGCGGATCGCGATGGCGGGTGCGTTCGCTGCAAATGATGCCCGCGTCTGCCGGGATGGCGGGTCAATACTGGCGGACACGTCGCTGACGGTTCCGACGCTTGACCGCGCGACGTTCGGCGTCGGTCAGGACAGGATCTGGATCGAGAAGGTGGTCTGCTGGAACCAGGCGCTCGATAACGCGACCTTGCAGGGGCTGTCGGCATGAGAGCCACCGCGAATGCCGTGAGGGACGATCTGGAGGCCGAGGCTTCGGCGGCGGCGATGCTGGGCTTCCTGACCGTGGAACACCCGTCGCTGGTCGATCCGATCCGCGTGGTCAGCGACGTGATCGACTATGTCTGGGGCGGCGTGACGTGGACGGGAATGCCATTCGACTTCGCGCCGCTTTCAGATGACGAGTCGGCGCCGACGGCGGAGCTGCGGGTGCAGAACGTCGACCGGCGCATCGGTGCAGTGCTGCGGTCGCTGCCCGACCGGGCGACGTTGCGGCTGGATATCCTCTCGTCTGAGGATTTCGACCTGTCGGTCGAGCCACGCGCGGAAATCGGATCTGCCGCACCTATCTATTCGTTCAGCCATGTGGAGCTGATCGACGTGACGGCGAACCCGGTCGAGATCACCGGCCGGGTGTTCCTGCGCGATCCGACGCAGGAGCCATGGCCCGGTGTCTTCGCGACCCAGTCGCGCCTGCCGGGGCTGTTTCGCTGAATGTGGGCCGAAAACTATGTCGGCCTGCCCTTTGGGGAGGGCGCGGGAGAGGTCACCTGCTGGTCGCTCGTCGTGCGCGTCTATGCCGATCAGCTGGGCATATCGCTGCCCGCCTATGGCGAGATCAGCGCGCATGACCTGCGCCGCGTGGCCGTGACCATGGGCCGCGAACAGTTGGGCGAACACTGGCGTGCGGTTCAGCCACCGCAGGCCTTCGATGTTGCAATCATGCGGTCGGGGCGCGGCGGATCGCTCATCAAGCATGTCGGCGTGATGGTCGACGAACACCGGCTTCTTCATGTCGAGGAAGCCACCGCATCGGTCATCGTGCCGATCGGCAATTTCACGGTTCGGGCGCGGATCGCGGGTTTCAGGAGATACGTTTCGTGAGCGAAGTTCTGGCGGTCTATCGCGAGCCGTTCGGCATCATGCCGACCGTGCGGCGCCTGAAGGCCGGGGAAAGTCTTCTGGCGATGCGGGCGAAGATGCCCTGCCTGCCGGAGGATTTCGACGCGCGCGGAACGATCTGCATCAACGGCCACCCTGCACCCCGTGCGCTTTGGGGTGCGATCCGGCCCAAGGCGCCAGCGGTGACCGAGATCACGTTCCATTGTCCACCGATGGGCGGCGGGAAGGATAGCGGCAAGAACATCCTGGCGCTGGTCGCGTCGATCGCACTGACGGTGGTCACGGGGTTTGTCGCGGGTGGTGGTCTTGCCACCAAGTTCGGATTTTCCAGCGCGGTCTTCGGGGCCGGAAAGGTTGGGGCACTTTTGGCGGCAGCTGGCGTCAGCCTTGCCGGATCGCTGCTGCTGTCGGCGCTGATCCCGCCGCCGACGGTGCCGAAATCGCCGAAGCGCCCAGACGATCCGTCCGGGGCCAGCGCATCGGGCAACGTGCTTGAGCCGAATGGGCCGATCCCGCGCGTTGTCGGCACGTTCAAGGTGTTCCCGCCGCTCGCTTGCGAGCCGCTGACCTATTACGAGGGGCCGGACGAGGTGGTCGAGGCGGTCTATTGCCTGGCCGGTCCGCACCGGATCGAAGATATCCGCATCGGCGCGGCGCCCATCGCGTCGATGACCGACATCGAATACGAGGTGCGCGAGGGGTGGCCCGGCGATGCACGGATTTCGCTGACCCGGCGGCAGGCCCGCACCGAACAGCTTCAGGCAGAGCTGCGGGGCCATACGGTCAGCGAGGACGATGGACGCACGCTGGAATCGTCGACCGGCGATATCTCGGCCGCGCTGCCGCAGGTGCAGATCGTCGCGACGAAGGACGCCCCGGACGAACAGCTGCTGCATGTGGTCTTTCCGCAAGGTCTGCACCAGAACGCGAGCGAAACGAACAAGATGCGCGTCCCGATCCGCCTGCGGATGCGCGCGGTCGGGGCGACGACATGGATCGACCTGCCGGAGCTGCATTTTCAGGCCGCGAATATCCGCCAGCTGCGCGCGGCGATCCGGCTGATCTGGACCGATGATGCGTCGACAACCCCCGGCGCACCGAATGCCGAGGGCTGGGTAGAGGCGCGGATCGCCGCACCGGGGCAGACCAATGCGCCGGCGCAACCCGACTGGGCGGCGGACGGGTATTTCGACAAGGGCGCGGGTGACGATTATCTGACCGGATCGAACCTTGGCTCGACAGCTGTCGATCACGTCATCCTGTCGCGCTACGAGGCGGCGATCTATCTCGACACGGCCACCTTTCCAAAGGGCCGATATGAGATCGAGATCAAGCGCGGCGCGGCGATCCGCACGTCGAGTTATTCGGTGGCGGCCTATACCTATGGCGGCACCGTCTGGGATCTGTTCGGCTACCAGGGGACGCCGGGGCGGCTGCCGCTGACCCGCGACGGGATCGCGGATTCTCTTTACCTGGTCCGCTCAATCAGCGTCTGGAATGCGCATCCGGTTCCGACCGACGATCTGGCCGTCATCGCGATCCGGGCGCGGAACCGGCAGCTTGATGCGATCAGCTGTGTTGCGGGCGGGTATGTCCTCGACTGGGACGGGTCTGGCTGGAACACATGGACGGTGACGGACAACCCGGCGCCGCATCTGCGCGACGTCTATATCGGGGCGCTGAACCTCGATCCGGTTCCGGGTGCGCTGATCGACGAAACGGGGCTGGTCTCCTGGCGCACCGCCTGCGCGTCTCTTGGATATCGCTGCAATGCGATCATCGAGGGCAAGACAGTGGACGAGGCGACGCGGATCATCGCCGCCTGCGGCTATGCGAAACCGTACCTGTCCGAGATCATCGGCGTGACGCGAGATTACGACCGTTCGGCCGAGGCGCCGGTACAGATCTTCACGCCTCGGAATTCCTCCGGCTTCCAATGGACGAAAGCTTTCCCGCGGGTGCCGGACGGGTTTCGCGTCAATTTCCGCGACAAGGATCGCGATTACGAGAGCCGCCAGATCACCGTCTACCGTGCCGGGGCATCCGATGACAGCGGCCTTCTGGAACAGGTCACCTATGAGGGGCTGACGACCGAAGCCGAGGCACGGGCGCGGGCGGAATACGACCAGCGTCAGCCGGAACTGCGCGGGACGTTCTATTCGCTGGACGTACCGCCAGAGGCCATCGTCTGTCGTCGCGGCGACCTGGTGGGCGTGACCCATGACATGCTGAGCGCGCAGCGCGGCGCGGGTCGCGTGATCGGGTTCGAGGAAGACGCGGGCGAGGTGACGGCGATTCTTCTGGACGAGGAGGTTCCTGTCTTCGGGGAGGCGGACGTGCATGCCGTTGCGGACTGGCATGCGGTGCGCGATCTGCATGCGCTTGGCCGGTCCTCCGGCGTTGCGCTGCGCCGGTCGGGCGGGACTGTGACCGTTCATCCGCTGGCGAATGCGACCGGGGAGACAGATCGACTTGAACTGGCCGCGCCGATTTCCGGCGCCGGGATCGCGGGCGGGTCGCTCGCCACCGTGGGTCTGCTGGGGCAGGAATTCGCGCGAATGATCGTCTTTGCGATTCGGCCGAAACCGAACCTTGAGGCCAGCCTGACGCTGGTCGATGAAGCACAGGAGTTGTGGGCCTGATGGCGACACGCGACACGACGAAAAGCACGACGCCGGGCGCCTTCACCGGGGATGACTTCCTCGACGAGGTCGCGGCCAACACCAAGACGCTCTATGATGCCGCCCACTTCCCCCTGACATCGGTCGGGGGCACGGCGAATGCGGTCACCGCCGTGCTGGACCCGGATTTCGATGCCGATGGGCTGGTCGATGGGATGTTGTTTTCGCTCACCTGGGCTACTGCGAACACTGGCGGCATGACGCTGGCGATCAACGGTGGGCCTGCGGTGCCGGTCCTCGACGCTGAGGGAGGCGCCCTGATTGCCGGGGCCGTGGCCTCCGGCCTGCGGTCGTTGGTCGAGTACGTGAGCGGCAATTTCCGGGTGTTGTCGCCCCTGCTGGCCGGTGCGGCGGCGGGTGCATCGTCATACTACGTCGCGATCACCGCGTCGCAGACGTGGAACAAGCCCGCAGGGCTTGATGATGACCAGATCATCACGGTGGAGATGTGGGGCGGCGGCGGCGGTGGCGGCAACAGCGGGACGCGCGGCGGTGGCGGTGGCGGCGGATATGTCCGGCGGCAGTTTCGCGCTGCGGACGTGCCGTCCAGTGTCTCGATCAGCATCGGTGCTGGCGGTGCTATCGGCGCGCAGGGCGGTAATACCACCTTCGGCGCGCTTCTGACGGCTTATGGCGGCGGTACGTCGACCTCGGACAAGGGTGGTGCTGGTGCAAGCCCTTGGGCCAAGGGCGCGAATGATGTCATCTCCAGCGGTGCCCCCGATCCGGCGACGCTGTGGCATGGCGGAAACGGCGCGCAGTATGCGAGCACGAATGCGACAGGCGGACGCGCGATCTTTGGCGGCGGCGGTGGCGCGGCCGTGGCCGCTGGCGGCGCTCTGACGAGTGCTGGTGTATCGCTATTCGGAGGCAATGGCGGGGCGGTAGACACGCCGGGCAGCGCGCCGGGCGGTGGCGGCGGAAAGCAGGCGGTCGGCGCCCGTGGCGAGGTAAGGATCTGGATCTGATGCGGTTGGCAGACATCGACGCGAATGGCGTCATCCTGAACGTGATCGAATGCGACCCATCTGCGGTACCGGACTGGGCGGCAGGCCTTGTCGATATCGGTGCGGCCGGTGGGCCGGGATGGACGTGGGACGGCACGACCGTCGCTCCGCCGCCAGACCCTGCCCCGGATCGCGCCACCATGACGCTTTCCTTCGCGCAACTCCTGATCGGTCTGGTGGCGGAGGGGTGGATCACCGAGGCGGAAGGCGATGCATGGCTGGCGGGAACGCTGCCTGCCGGGGTGCTGGCCCTGATCGCGACCATGCCGCAAGCAGCGCAATTCGCGGCGCGGGCGCGGGCGATCAAGCCCAGCTACATCGTCCGCCTCGATCCGCTGGTCATCCAACTTGCCCAGGCGCAGGGCAAGACCGACGCCGAACTGGACACCTTCTTCACGACCTACGCGCAGGTCTGAGACCCGGCCCGGACGGGCAACCCCTGAAATCCCGAAACCGAAAGACGCCTGCGGGCGAATAATGGAGAATTATCAATGGCAAGCTTCGTGAAGTTCCAGCAGTTCGTCGAGGACAAGAACCACGGCGTCCACAATCTTGGCAGCGACACGCTGAAAATCATGCTGACCAATACCGCGCCGGACCCGGCGGCGGATGCCGTCAGGGCGGACCTGACCGAGATCGCGGCGGGCAACGGCTATACGGCTGGCGGCGTGGCGATGACGACCAGTTCCTCGGGCCAGACCGCCGGAACCTACAAGCTGGTACTGGCGGATGGCACGATCACGGCGGCGGGCGGGGCCATCGGGCCGTTCCGCTACGCGGTGCTGTACAACGACACCCCGACCAGCCCGGCCGATCCGCTGATCGGGTACTGGGATTACGGATCGTCGATCACGCTGGCCGATGGCGAGCCGCTGACGCTCGATGCCGATCCGACGACGGGCGTCCTTCAAGACGCCTGATCCGCACCCCTGAAATCCAGTCAGCAGGCACGACATGGCGCTTTCCGGCCACGATACCCCCATTGCCGTCATCAGCGATGCGGGGACCAAATCGACCTATACCGGCACCCTGAACGGTGTCGTGGCCGGGCAGCTGGTGCGCGTCGGCATCACCGCTATGGCCGACAGCGGCGGGCAGACGCCATCGGCATGGACGGTCACACTCGGGCCGGACACGCTGGCATATGAGTGCGGTGACGCACCCAGTACCGCCTTTGGCGTCGCCGCAGAATTCTGGGTCATCGCTACCACGTCAGGAAATCTGACGCTGACGGTATCGACCGTCACGAACTGTCGCGCCCTCGATGCCCATGCCAACCTCATCACCGGATTCGACACCGGAACGCCGATTGCGGCAAGCGGCACGGCGAACAGCCATAGCCGCAACGCCACCAATCTGACGGCGCCGAATGGCATGACCCCAGCGGCGACCGGGAACGCAATCCTCGGCTGCCTTGGCGTCAATGGCGGTGGCGCGACGGGGATGGCGGTCACGGGCGCGGACGGGTCGATCACGGGCCAATCCGGCGCAAACGCCTTCAACGATCATAGCTGGTGCTATGCCTATGCAGTTGGCGCCCCCCCAGCGACGGAAACCTTCGCATACTCATGGTCTGGGGCATCTAATCCACGTCCGGCCGCGGCATGGATCGAGGTCAAGGCCGCTGCCGGTGGCGGGGGGCAGACGCTGGCCCTCGGCACCGGGTCGTTCGCGACGACGGGTCAGCCTGTTGCGATGAGGGCCGCCCGCGCCGTGCCGCTCGGGGCCGGGGTCTATGCCACCACCGGGCAGGATATTGCATTCTCGCTGACCAAGAGCCTTCCGCTCGGTGTCGGATCGTTCGCGACCGCCGGGCAGGCTGTCGGACTTATGGCCGGTCGGCGTCTCGCGCTCGGGCCGGGGTCGTTCGCGACGACGGGTCAGAACATCGCGTTCTCGACCGGCGTCACGCAGGCACTGGCGATCACGCCGATGCCGTTCGACGGCTATGTGTTCGACGCGGCAGGCGGGGCCTCGGCCAATGTCACGATCAGCGGTGTCGGTACGACGGGCGACACGATCCAGGTGCGCGGCGCATCTGGCGCGGGCAACACGGCATGGCATTCGACCACCGTCGATGTTGCGGGCAACTGGACGGTGACGTTCGCGGTGCCCGAGGCCGAATGGGGGCCGTGGTATCAGCCCGAGGCGCGGATCGGCACCGACGATCTGACCAAGGTCAGTGACAGCGCGACGTTCGGTTGTGGCGACGTGGTCGGCCTGATGGGCCAGAGCGAGATCGAATACCTGATGGCGGTGGCGTCGTTCTGGAACGCGCAACCCTATCCCCCGCTCGACGCGCTGAACCTGTCCACGATCATGCAGACATCGGTGGGCGGCGCCATCGTGGCGGGCAAGGTGACGGTGGCGGCGGTCAATTCGGTCAATCTCGCCCTTGTCGCGCTGGCGAACGTGTTCAACATCGTCCGGCCCGGCCGCAAGCTGATGATCGTCGATTTCGCGGTCAGCGGCACTTCGCGCGCCGCGCTGATGAACGACGCGAATACCGGCAGGACATGGACGGACTTCGCCGACAAGGTGGCGCTGGTGCGGTCTGGCGGCAGCGACATCGGGGCGGTGGTCGAATGCTGGTACAACGCCGATGCCGCGACGATCGACACGTTCGGGGCCGAATGGGCGCCGCTCTACTTCGGCCAGCGCTGGGGCGGAGGCGTATTTACGCTTGGCACCGTGAACCCGGATTCGACACGAAACCCCAGCGCGCCGGTCGATCACTGTTTGTGGGATATCGAGGCGGCGTCCTCGGCCCTTGGGCGCGGCATATTCTCCCGCGACCGGACGAAGCTTCACATCGTCACGCCGATGCCGTTCCACGACACGCTGACGACGGAACAGCGGAATTTCACGCACGACGCCTCGGGTGCGCTAATAAGCAACCGCATCCAGCAGCTCGACCGCCCGGCGCGCGACACGGTGATCGCGTTCGCGGGGGATAGCCGGGTGCAGACGTTCCTCGGCTCGGTCGGCCCGTCGGCGCATATCGTCGATTTCGACGGCGGTACCCACCCGCTGACAGACAGCGAGTGGGGGACGCCGCAGTTCGCGATGAATTTCGTGCCGTCGATCCTGCGCGCGTCCGGCTACAGCGTTGCCGAGCCGTCAATCATCGGCGTCGAGGCGGCATCCGATGGCAGCTATGCCGATATCATCGTCGATCTGCCGAACGGCGGCACCCTGACGACGCTGCGCCAGTTCGAGGGGCTGGCCGATCCCGGTACGGAGCCGCCACACTATCAGACCGTCAACGGCATTGAAATCCGCCGCGCAGCCGATACGGATGCGCTGCGCCGCCCGGTGATGAAACTGACCGAGACGGGCTATCCTGCCGATTATCGCGGCACGGTGACCATCGTCGATACCGGCACCGGCACGGTCCCGTCACGCACCGGGCGGGTGCGGGTCACGCCGGAAAACGCATTCGTCGATGGCGACCGGCTGGAATACCTGCGGGGCGAGGCGAACGGCCATATCGTCGAGCCGCGCGACGTGACGGCGCAACTGTTTCTCGACCAGCTCATCGAGCATGTCCCGGCGCTCTACGACGCGGGCGCGCTCTATCCGATGCGCGGCGTCCCGGTGCAGCCGCAACCGGCGATGCTGACCATCAGCCTCGCGGCATCCCTGGTCCTCGGAGCCGGGTCGTTCACGACCGCAGGTCAGCCTGTTGCGATGCGGGCTGCGCGCAATCTGGCGCTTGGCGCCGGATCGTTCACGACCACGGGGCAGGACATTGCCATCGGTCGCGGGCGTCGCCTTTCGCTTGGGCCTGGGTCGTTCGCGACGACGGGTCAGGATGCGGCGATGCGCGTCTCGCGGCGGCTTGCGCTGGCGGCGGGCAGTTTTGCCACGACAGGCCAGCCGATTGCCTTCCTGACCGGCACCATGATCGCACTCGGCGCGGGGGTCTATGCGACATCCGGTCAGGCGCTGCGCATGGCCGTGCATCGTCGCCTTCCTCTTGGCGCCGGGGCGTGGGTCACGACCGGCCAGCCGATCACAATCTCGGTGGCGGCGAATGCGCCGCGCCGCGCCGCCTATGCCGCCGATAGCCGTGTCATCGGCACCCTGCGATCCGACTACAGCTGACCACGCGAGGCCCCATGAACGATACCTTTTACCTCAAGACCGGCGACACCGACCCGGCGATGCTTTACGATCTGCCGCCCGGCATCGACCTGACCGGCGCGACTGCCGTGGTGTTCAACATGCGCCTGCGCGGCACGGCGACGGCAAAGATCAGCAAGGCCGCCGCGACCATCGTCAGCGCATCCGGCCCGGCGACGCTGCGCTATGACTGGGCGCCGGGCGACGTGGATACCAATGGTGATTTCGAGGCGGAGTTCGAGGTCACGCGGGCCGACGGGTCCATCGCCACATTCCCGAACTTCGGCTTCATCGACGTGCAAATCTGGGGAGATATCGCATGACCCTCGACAAGATCGACCCGCGCTATGACTACGCGCCAGAGGTGGCCCCGTCCGACGGGCTGCGGTCCACCGTCTATGACAAGACCCACGGCATCCTCTTCCTGACCTCGGTCGCGCAGATCGAGAGGGTCAAGGAGGGCGATTATCTGGTCACGATGCGCGCCAAGAGCATCGGCGATCTGGACGCTGATAGACCCGCGCCGGAAGAACCGGAAACGCCCACGGAACCGGAAACCCCGTCCGAGCCGGAAGAGCCGTCCGAGCCGGAAGAACCGGAAGAGCCGACGACGCCCACAACGCCGCCGGTCACTGGCGCCGGCAACGCCTTCGGCCCGGCGGAGTTGATGGCCGCGCTGAAATCCGCAAAGGGCGGCGAGGTCATCACCGCCAAGGCGGGTTATGCATATGACGCCATCAACATCGACGGCATCAACCCGGCGTCGCAGGTGACCGTGCAGGGCGAAGGTGCGGGGGCGCGGTTCGGTATGGTCATGCTGACCAATGCCAGCAACCTGCGGTTCTTCGGCATCACCAGCTACATGGCCGCGCCCTACAATCGCGGCAAAGCCAAACCTTATCTGTTTCAGGCGCGGGCGAACACGCGCGCCATTGTCGTGGAGGGCTGCGACCTGCGGTCCCGCGTCGATGCGGACGGCTATAACGACTGGTCCCTCCAGGAGTGGCTGGACTGGCGTATGGGTGGCGTCCTTCTGGAGGGGCCCGACAGCCATATCCTGAACAACACCGGCACCGGCCTTGAAATGGCCATCGGCATCGGCGGGCCGCGTTCGTCCATGGCCGGGAACGAGGTGATGGGGATCGGCGGCGATTTCTTCCGGGTGACGGCAGACGATTGCGCCGTGACCGGAAACAAGTGTGGCGATCTCTACTATCTGCGGGACGGCAACCATGAGGATGGCGGCCAGTTTTTCGCGACGGACGGGACCGGCCGGATGCATCGCATCACCGTTCGCGGCAACCGGATCATCGAGGCCGTGACAAACCGCCTGAACCCGCTGACCGCCGTAGCGCAAGGCATCGGCGGCTATGGAAGCCCGAAGGCTGGTGGCGGATCGACCCAGACGGTGTTCGACGGGATCACTGTTGAAGACAACGAGGTCGAGGTCAGCGCGCCGCATGGCATCCGTCTGTGTATCATCCGCAACGGCATCGTTCGGCGCAACGTGCTGCGCTACACCGGCAACCTGCCGACGCGGGATGAGAAAGACTTCGGCTTCACGCGGATGCTGATCGACGGTCAGTGCGCGAACACCATCGTCGAGGACAACACCGCGCCGCGTTTCCAGATCGCGGCTGGCGCGCAGCAGGCGCGCAACGTCGTTGCCTGAACGAAAAACGAGGGGCAGAGGAAGGCCGGGCCGCGCGCCAGGCCTTTTGCGCTTATGGGAATGAGGTGACGGTGTGAACAAGCCCGTTGAATACTGGATCGCTCTGGCGGTCGGCATCCTGATCGTGATCGAACGGCACCGCGAAAAATCGCTCCTGTCCCGCGCGATCATCGCCGCGATTTCCGGCGGGTTCGGATATTCGATCGCGCCCGATGTCGCTGCGTGGGCGGGGCGCAGTGAAACGCTGGCGGTGATGATCCTCACGGCGTTCGGCTACGCCGCAATGGATCTGATATTTGCGCTGATCGCCGACCGGGCGCTGCTGCGGGACATCATCCGCCGCCGGATGGGAGGCAAGTGATGGAGCATACGACGGCGACACTGAAAAAGCAGCGCGGCCTCTACATGTTGATCGCCGTGCTGCTGGTGATCTGGTTCATCGAGCCTTCCATGAACGCAATGGCGTCGATCTGCCGCGACCTGATCGGCTATTTCTATGGGGGGCAAAAATGAACCGCGCTGCCTTCTACGCGGCGCTCAGAAAGCGCAACAGCGGCGTGTTCGGGACCAGTCTCACCCAAGGTCAGGTCCGGGGCGTGGACACTATCCTGGACGAGGCAGAGGCGCGGGAAACCCCGCTGCGCCACCTCGCCTATATCCTCGCCACAGCCTACCTTGAAACCGGCGGGCGGATGCAGCCGGTGCGGGAGAGCCTGAATTATTCGGTCGATGCGCTGCTGACCAAATTCGGCCGCCACCGGATCAGCGAGGCCGATGCGAGGCGCTATGGCCGATCCGGCAGCCGCGCGGCCAATCAACAGATGATCGCGAACCTCATCTATGGCGGGGAGTGGGGCCGGATGAACCTTGGCAACACGCGGCCCGACGATGGCTGGCGCTATCGCGGCGGCGGGCTGGCGCAGATCACCGGGTGGTGGAATTACGAGACATTCGGCATGGCGGCCGATCCCGACCGATCCGGCGATCTGGTCCCGTCTGTCCGCATGATGTTCGACGGGATGGAGCGGGGTTGGTTCACCGGCAAACGGCTGTCCGATTTCAGCGACTACCGCCAGATGCGGCAGGTCATCAACCGGATGGACCGGGCCGACGACATCGCGGGCTATGCCGAGGCGTTTGAAGTTGCGCTGAGGGCGGCGGGCTATGCCGCCAAGGTCGCACCGCCCGCGCCGTCGCCTCTGCCATCCTCGCCCACTGACGGCGGTTTCGCATGGGTGATCGGCCTGATCGTCGATGCGCTCAAGTTCGTTTTCGCAAGCATGAAAGGACGCTGACATGCCCCCCATCTTTTTCGCGTGGACCCGGTCCTTCTGGGCCACCGTTGTCGGATTCGCGATCCTGTTCTTCGGCGCCCCGGCCGAGGTGGTGCAGGGCGCGGCGCAGCTCCTCGCCTGGGCGTTGCCGTGGTCGGCCGATGAGATCGGCGCGGCACTGCTGCGGATCGCGCCCATGGTTCTCTGGGCGTTCGCCATGCAGCAGCGGAGCGGATCGGCCCGGCCCTATACGGCGGACCCGAGGGCGCTGCGATGACCTGGCCCATGGTGCAGCCGGATTGGCGGTTGTCGCTGATCCTCGATGCCATTGCGCTGCGGCTGGGTCGATGAGCTGCATCCTGATCGGCGCAGGCGCCGGTGTCGTCACCGCCTATGGCGCGATCATGGTGCTGGCGTGGTGGTATGGCAGCAAATGGAGGGGGAAATGATACCCTTCATCCTCGGGCTTGGGCGCTTCATACCCGCATGGATCAAGCGCGCTGTGGCGTGGGCTGCGGTGGCCGC